GAAGTCGTGCCCGGCGGGGGAGTTGAACCCCCGCTGCGACCATCCGGGCGGGAAGTGAGGTTCAGCGGGTGTGACGCTCGACAATCTCCCAAAACTCATCGGGCTCCAGGTAGCCGTCCTCACCGAAACCAGGGGCGGGGGCGAAGTAGACTCTCCCCTGCTCGGTGACGCACTGGACGATGGTCTCCTCAGCGATGGCGTCAATGTCGAATGCCTCTTCGATAGGGCCGGTGAGGTCTTCGCTCGTGTAGAGCGCTTCGCGAATCTCGCGCTCAACGGCTTCGTCAAAGGTGGTGTAGGTGCGGTCGGTGATGCTCATTTCAGGTTCTCCTTGGGGATTGGTGGGGGCTTCTTTGTCCTCCCGATGACTCTAGTGTACACCGCCGTACCGTCCGGTGTACAGCGGTAGGCCACTATCTAATGTGTGGCGACCGTCACTCCTCGCGGGGTGTCAGCCAGTCGTCCAAAGACATTCGGGAAACGCCCGCGTCGCGCGCCACTTTCCGCTTCGGCACGCCACACTCCACCGCGGCGACCGCCGCGCCACGGAGCTCGGCACGCGCCGCCGCAAGCGCCGCCTTGCTCTCACGCACCGCCGCCGCCGCCTCCTCCAATCCCAGCCGGCCGGCCACGAACCGCGTGGCCGCGTCCACTGAGAGCTCCTCCTCATCGGCGGGCCAGTGCCGGGCGCGGATACGCCCGTGCGCGGCGGCAAGCGCCCACGCCGCGGTAAGCGCCCGCGCCGTGTCATCGCCCGCCGCGGCAACGTCGAAATCTGTCATGATCGATTCCTTTCTATGGTGGTGCCCGGCGCGCCGTGGTGGAGCGCCGGGCGATTGGTCAATCGGGGCCACGGGCTAGCCGTCGTTTTCCACCCATAGGGCGGAAACGGATTCCCGGGCGGCCGCATCGCCGCCGACGACAATCCCCGATGAGGAGAGATGCACGCTCACTGCCCCTTTTTCGACATACAGCCCAATGGGGCAGCCGTAGCGCGTTTCTGCCGAGACGCTCCATCCGGCGTCCTGTAGCCGACTGCAAGTGCGCTCGAGCCGCTCGGCGCGCTTTTTGGCTTGCCTGAGGAGACCCGCCATATCGGCAACGCTGGTCCAGTCCGCTACGGCCTCACCGGCGATACGTTGCCCCACAGCCATCCCGGAAGTCTGGTAGTGGGCAACGGCCCGATGCCGCGTGCCCATGATGGTGCGAACCGGGTAGACGTACAGCCTGTAGGCACCGGCTCTCCCGACGCGGGCGTCGTCGCGCTCGGTGTATAGCGGTTCGGCGTCGCTGACAGTTTCGAGAGCCGCGACGATCCGCTGTTCTAGTGTGGTGCTCATGGTGGTGTTCCTTCCAGGGGGTAGGGGGAAGTCGTGCCCGGCGGGGGAGTTGAACCCCCGCTGCGACCATCCGGGCGGGAAGCGGGGTTCAGTCCCCACTGAGGAAAGCTTCAGCGCACTCCCGTCGCGTGCGTCCCCACGCGGCGGCGTAGGACCAACGGTCATCCTGGTGGGCCATCATGTGAGCGTGCGACGGGTAGCGCAGGGCGAACCACCATCCGGCGTTGGGGACCATCCCGCCCTCGCTGCGCTCGAGCGTGGCAATGGTCTCGCCGTCCTCGTCGAGGATCGACGCATCGCCCGCGAAATTGGTGCGAATCTTGTAGCCGTCAATGGTGTTGGTGGTCATTTCAGGTTCTCCTTGGGGGATTGGTGGGTGGGCTTCCCTGCCCTCCCGATGACTCTAGTGTACACCGCTGTACCGGTGTATGTACAGCGGTAGGCCACTATCTAGTGTGTGGTGTGCGCCACGCGCTTCGGTGTGGTGTGACGCTCGCACGCACGGGCCGCATCCCACACGGCACGCCACGGCGCACCGGAAGCAATCGCGTCCCGGCCCGGCTGGGTCACCACATACTCCGTCGGCACCCAGTACTCACGGAAGGCCTCGACGGCTTCAAAGCCGTGCCTAACGAAGAGCTCGACGTCACCGCCGTTCGCATGGAACACGCAACGGTCGCGCGTGCCGTCCCATGGCACGGCCGGTCCGACCAGGGCGGCGACGCGCTGCCCCCACGAAAGACGAACGTCCTGCCCGTGGCGCTCCAGCACGTTCACGGCCACTTCGTAGTCTTTTTCGTCGGCCGCAATCCACACGGTGGTCCGTGCGAGCGTCACCGATTCCCGGCCGTCCTCACCGACGGTGACCGTGACGTCAGCACCGGGGAACATGGTCGTGAGGAGCGAACGAACGCGGTCGGCTGTAGCCATGATGATTTCCTTCCAGGGGGTTGGGTTGGTGTTCGTGCCCCCGGCCGGAGTCGGACCGGCCGTGCGACCATCGGGGCGGTGCTGACTACTCGCCGTAGCCCGCGTAGGTGAGCTCCACATAAAGACGGGCGCAGCAGTCCACAGAGGTGACGCTGCCGTTCTCGTCAAGGGTGAGCGGGTGACCACAGGAAGCGACGGTCTTCAGGCCGCCCTCGGGAGTGCGCTCGATTTTCCAGCCCTCCGCAGTGAGTCGCTCGGCGACCTTATCGATGCGAGAGATGATGCTGCCCTCGCACATCTAGGTTGAGGCGAGACGACTAAGATCATTGATCGTCAGTTCAGTGTCGGGAGTGAGGCCGTGACTGGTGTCCAGGTGGGCGGCGACATCGACGAGACTGACGTTGTGGGCGCTGGCGAACTGGGCGATGGTGGTCATTTCAGCGTTCCTTCCGGGGATTGGGTGGGGACTTCCTGCCCCCTTGTGATGACTTAAGTGTACACCCGTGTACCACTCGGTGTACAGTGGTGGGCCACTATCTAGTGCGTGGCGTACAACACGCCGCATGTGCGCGCCCACCACACACGACAGACCGGGGCCACCACCACGGATGACCCCGGCCCATCACGCACGCACGCCTATCGCGTCCACCACACAATCACGTCCGCGCCCTGCCCATTGCCCTGCGCACTCGCGTCCCAGAAGCAGCCGTCGACGCCCGGCACAGGATCACCGCCATCCTCCTCATCGCACGGCGTGAGGATCACACCATCGTCAGGCACCGCGCCCGTGTCTACGTCCGACGGCGACGATGCCACGGCCGGCGAGACCGACGCGACCGACTCAGGTGCGACCGCAGAGCTCGACGCACCACTGCCACACGCACCACCAGCCCACATGATGCCCAGCACCACCACGACCACCATCACCACACGCTTGCTCATTGCTCTCTCCAATCAGGGGATATTTCAGGGGGATTCGGTCGGGCTCCACCGCCCTTCCGATACCCCAATTGTACACCACTGGACCGCATGATGTACAGTCCCATACACGTACCCCATCCCACACCCAATCCAACCGGTAAGGGGGGTACAAATCACGGCCACACACCCTCGCGGCCCCGTCGGCGGCGGGGAGTGGTCTCCCCCTCCCCGAGGGTTACCCGGGGTCGCGCGTATATACAGTGTCCAGAGCCCGTGTACGCCGCGCTTACGCCGCGCTTTCGTGTCGTGTTTTGACCGTTTCTGCGCTGGACGTCCAGTGCTTCGCGGTGTTCCTCGCCTCCGCTTTGTCGCGTCATCATGCGCATCGCGTGACGTTCATTGACGCTCGTTGTCCACTGGTTGCGGTGTCAGAGGGAAATCGGAGTGTTGTGGGTTCGAATCCCACCGGAGGTACCAAGACTGTTGAGATCGCATGGTTTCACTCGGGCTCAGATGTCGCAGGAACCGTCCAGAGCGCCGTCTCGCCGCGTTTACGCCTCGCTTTGCGGTGCGAGCTCCTGGAGGGCATTTCGCACGTCGGGAGCCATCTGGGAGCGCTCGATGTAGTGGCGCATGGCGATGCCGGGGTCGTTGCCGAGCACGCCTGATGCTGTCTCCGGGTCTCCGACGAGGGTGGCTACGGTCCTGCGGAATGTGTGGGGGGTGACCCATTCCAGGCCGGTGCCGGCGAGCGCGAGCTTGAGCGTCTTCCTGACTGTTGCCGGGTCGCGGACGGTGCCCTTTAATGAGGGGAAGACAAGGTCGCTGTTGGGGCCGGTCACGGAGCGGCGCAGCAGTACCGCCAGCCCGAAGTCGGGTAGGAGGAGCGTGCGCCGGGATGATGATGTCTTGGGGTGGTCCTGCCTGAATGCTCGGCGTGGTTTCTCGGCGGTGAGGGACACGGTTCCGCAGATGGTCAGTGTGCCGGCGTCGAGGTCGACGTCTTCCCACTGTAGGGCGAGGACTTCGCCGATGCGTGCGCCGGTGGCGATGAGGAGCTCGACGACGTCGCCGGCGTCGGACTTGGAGCGGCCCTTGGCCTCGTGGGCGGCGATGGCGGCGCGCACCTGAGCGAGCTCGGGGATGGTGAGCGCCTTGGGCTCTGGCTTGGGCGCCTTGGGTTGTTGGGCGTCGCGCACGGGGTTGCGTTCGATGGCGTCGAGGCGGACGGCGGTTGCCATGACCTGGGAGAGGATGACGCGGGATGTGCGGGCGACGCTTGATCCGTGGTGCTCGAGCATGGCCTTGAGGGTCTGCTCGACGGTGCGGGTGGTGATCTCGCGTAGTCGTCGTGCGCCGAGGGCGGGCAGGACGTGGCGCTCCAGGGTCCACGTGTAGACGCGCCGGGTTCCTTCGGTGCGTTCGGTGAGGGTGTCTGCCCAGATTCGGGCGACGGCGTCGAAGCGGCTGTCTGCGGTGATCTCGTCGCCGATGGTGTGTGCCCGGCTTGCGAGGGCGGCGGTGAGTGCGGTCTTGGCCTTGCGGGGGGTGTCTCCGGTGCGGCGGGCGTGTCTGGTGATGCCGTCGTAGTCGCGGTAGCGGGCTCTGGCTTCGTAGCGGCCGCTGGCGGTTGGGTGGACGGTGATGTCGCCCCAGGTGCCGACGGGTAGTGGTGGCCGGCCCATGGCTACTGCTCTTCCTCGAGGGCGCGTAGGACGGCGTTGATGATGCGGCGGCTGCGTGGGTCGAGCTGGGCGAGGCGGCGTGCGGTGGTGAGGAGGGGGCCGTGCTCGCGGCTGATGGTCTGTAGTGCGGCGGCTTCGACGTCGTCGGAGGGGATGCCGAGGGCGTTGGCGAGATTGGTGATGGTGTCTGGTCCGGGGAGTTGCCTGATTTGGTCGGCGGCCATCTGCCCGATGCGTGATTTGGAGAGGTGGCTGGCTTCGGCTAGGTGCCGGTAGGAGCGCCCGGACGTGAGGATGAGTTGTCCCAGGGTTGGGGTGGGGTCGGTCATGCGTTCAATGGTGCCTCATTGGACGCTGAGTGTGCAACCAATATGCGTTGGACGTTCACGTTTTCGTTACGTGTGTGCACTGGACAGCAGTGGACGAACGGCTCTAGCCTTGGTGGTGTCCAGTGGAGCGCTGGACACTCCCCAACGAAAGGACATCCCATGCACCTCAAGGAGTGGCCGCCCGAGATGAGTCGGGCTGACCTCATGACCGTGTCCGAGGCTGCCGCCGAGCTCGGGTACCGGGACGGCCGGCAGATTCGCGCCGCTATCCGTGATGGGCGCCTGGACGGGTACCGGCCGCTGCTGGGGCGTGCTGCCCTCGTGGCGCGCGCCGACGTCGACCGGCTCAAGGCCCCGGTCGCAGCGTGAGACACACGGGGCCGGATATGGCGACCAGGCTTCTCGTGGCTGACCGTGACCGGTGGAGGTGCGTCCGGTGTGGGCGTGACCTCTCGGACGGGTCCGGGAACCTCCAGCACCGCCGTGCGCGGGGCATGGGGGGCACGCGGAAGGTGGACGTCAACGGCCCCGAGAATCTGATCCTCCTGTGCGGGTCGGGGACGACCGGCTGCCACGGGCACGTGGAGTCGCACAGGGAGGAGGCCCGCCGTGCCGGGTGGGCCGTCACCCAGGCCGATGATCCGGGGCTGGTGCCTGTCACCTACCCGTGTGGCCGTTTCCTGCTCACCGCTGATGGTGGGCGTATCCCCTACCGAGAGAAAGAGATTGCAGCATGACTACCCCATCCACCATTCACCCCAGGGAGCGCGGTTCTGTGCGTGCCAACGACCCTGTCACATCCCAGTGGGCGGCCGACTCCATCGCCGACGCCTTCCCCAGTCAGACCGAGGTGCTGAGTGCTATCCGCCGCTCCGGCCGCAGCACTTTCACGCTCGCCGACGTCGAGCGGTTCACGAGTGGTGTCCTCTCCCCTTCCCGCGCTCGCACCGCTGTGCGGGAGCTCCAGGACAAGGGGCGCATTGAGGAGACCGGCAAGTACGCGATCACGGCCTCCGGCCGCCGCGCCCGCCTTCTCACCCTCACCGACACCAGGAGGGCTGCCGCATGACTGTCAACGCAACAGTGTCCCTGCCCCTCCCGGAGCCAGTGGAACTGCCATCCAAGTTCGGGCACCTGACCAAGATGCGAGCCACCTACGTGGAGGCCAGAACCAGCGCGACATTAAGCGGCATCAGCATCCACACCACCTTGCGTGGTCCTGGAGTCAAGAAGGACGGTAGTGACGCGGCCAAGCCCTCCTATGTCTGGCTGAGCGAAAAGGACCGGGATGGCAGGCCGCTCCTCGGTGAGCGTTCCTATCTGATCCCGGATGCCGACTGGGCGGTCATCCATCAAGCCCAGGGCATGGTGCAGGCGATGCTGGACGCCGCCCGCGAGGTCGAGGAGGCCGCAGCATGAGCAAGGTCTACTACGACAGCGAAGACCTGTCCCCGGTCCTGGCCGGCCGTTACGTCACCAAGGTTGACGGGGAAACCCTCACCCTCGACGACGGAACCGTGCTCGCGTTCGAGGGCAACGAAGGGTGCGGTTGGTGCTACTCCGGCAACTACGGGCTCACGGAACTGTTCCAGCGTGGCACCCCGAACGCGCGCATCATGTCCGCCGAGGTCAAGACGACCCAGCTCGGCGATGACGAGTACGACGACACCCGCTACACCCTGTTCGTGATCGTCGACGATGAGCGCCTGCCCCTCGCCGAGTTCGAGGGGAACGACGGTAACGGCTACTACGGCTCCGGCTTCCATGTCACCGTGACACGCAAGGGGGTGGCGTCATGACCGCCCTGACCATGGAACAACGCCGCCACGATTTCGAGGCCATGCTCAGGCGGGCCGACCTGGCGCGAGCCACGATGCCCCCGTGTCGGACGGAGCTCGCTGAGACTGGTGGTCCTCTCGCACTCATCGCACGGGACGTCTCAGAACTGTGCGCCGCCTGGGCCGAGTCCGCGCACCGGGCGCGCACCCACAAGCCCAGCGACCAGGCGCAGGCGCGCGCACGAATCGTCGCCGCACGCTGCCTCCAGATGATCGCCGCGAATGAAGAGGAAGCCTGCGGCGTCCCCCTAGACGACCTCCTCAAGGTGATAGTCGACGACGCGGCGGACATTTTTGCCGCGGATCCGGATGAGGCGCTTGATCTCGGAGTTGACCCGTGCCTACGAGTGCAGTCACTCATCAGAGCCCTTGGTGACCTGGCTGCGGTCTGGCCTGTCGCAGATGACCGCCCGTCCCCGTTCGGCCCCGACACGTACGAGCAGCAGTTCACCACCCTGTTCGGCCTCCTCTTCGAGGCCATCTGTGCGGCCCTGGCTGCCGAGCGCGGCCTCTGGCAGGAGGAGGAAGCATGACCACCCCCTACTACGAGGATGACCAGGTCACCCTCTACCACGGTGACTGCCGCGAGGTCACCGAATGGCTCGAGGCCGACGTCCTCGTCACCGACCCGCCCTACGGGATGAACTTCCAGTCCGGCAGTCGCCGCGAGACGTTCGCCAAGATCACGGGCGATGAGGACACGGCTGTGCGCGACACCGTCGCCGCCCTGTGGGGCACCGACCGGCCGGCGCTCATGTTCGGCCGCTGGTCCGTGCCCGCCCCCGCCGGCGAACGCCAGCGCCTCATCTGGCACAAGGCGTCCACGCCCGGCATGGGCGACCTCACCCTGCCGTGGGGGCCGAACTTCGAGGACATTCACCTCCTCGGCCGGGGGTGGGACCGGGAGGCCACCGGGCTTCCCCGCGTCGGCGCGGTCATCACCACCACCCAGGGGCGAGGGGGGGGGTGTAGACGCCGAGAACAAGACCGGGCACCCCACACCGAAGCCGGTGGGGCTCATGGAGAGGCTCATCGAGCGGTGCCCGGCCGGCGTCGTGGCGGACCCGTTTGCGGGTTCGGGGGCCACACTCCTCGCTGCCCGGAACCTGGGGCGGCGGTCTATCGGCGTCGAGCTGGAGGAGCGCTACTGCGAGACCATCGCGGCCCGGTTGTCGGAGCTGGTGCTGGACCTGTGGGGCGGTGAGGCAGCATGATCCGCGCCTATGTCCTGATGGCCGAGCACTACAGCGACCACGTCGGCCTCTGCGAGACCACAAGCCTGGAGTTGCAGCGCCGCGACAGCGAAGACACCGAATGGGTGACGTTCTACGACGAGGGGGGTTCCGCTGAGTTCGGTGCCCCCGCGCCGACACCGCCCCTCGGCTGGTATCACTACCGAATTCACACCCTTCTGGAGGAGCTTGGTATCGATCATGCCGAGCATGTGGAGACCCTGGTCCGGTACGTCTATGACGCTGGGAGGCGGTCATGACCCGCATCCTCCTGCCGGGGCGCGTCCTCCGGCATGTCGCCGACGTCGGAGACCCCGTCCGCTACCAGGGCGGCACCTGGTACCCGCTCACCCGCCTCTGCGACGGCAGCGAACGCCTCGCCGGAGCCCAATTCATCAGCCAGCGCTGCGAGACGATCGACGCCCCCAACTTCGACTGCTGCTACTCCTGCCGGGGAGTCTGGGAAGCCGAGACCGCTGACGTCGAGGACCCCACCATGGGGACCATCCCCCTCTTCGACCTATGACCAGCCCCGTGATGACCGCTGAGGAGGCGGCCTGGGTGCGAGAGCACGCCTGGCTGCCTCCCATGCGGCGCGCCTACGCCCAGTGGCCGTTCCTCTACGGCCGGTGCCCCTGCCGCTGCTTCCTCGCCGGTGGAGGGGCATGCGGTGCCTGCCAGGCGGGTGACCATGACGATTGCGCTCGCCGAATGGAGGGCTGGCCGGCCGATGCGCCCCTCTGCTGGGTCACTGACACCCAGGGGCGTGTCCCGGTCCTCGACGGCGTCGACTCCTGGCAGGTGTGGGACGCCCGCGCCGCCCATGACCCCCGCTGCACCTGCTACCTCGCCGGCCACGTTGACGCCGTGCCGGTGCCCGAGCAGGGTGATCTTTTCTCTCTCCTGGCGGCCTAGCCCGCCCCCAAACCACTAGGAATACCAATGGATTCGTTTAGTTTTTTCGTCCCCGGTGAGCCGATCACCGAGGGCTCCACCAGGGCGTTCGCGTCGGGTCAGAGGGTGGTCGTCACCCACGACCGGGGCCGCGAACTCGACCTGTGGCGGCTCAGAGTCGCCAGGGCCGCCGAGGCCGCCGCACGCAAGGCGGGCTGGGAGCCCCGACATGACGGCCCCGTCGCCGTTACAGCGACTTTCCTCCTGCCCCGCCCAAAGAGCGCCCCCAAGACCCGGATACGGCCGCACGTGAAACCCGATCTGGACAAGCTTCAGCGCGCCGTCGGAGACGCCCTGTCACCCTACAAGCGTCCCGGCGTCCTCCGCGATGACTCCCGGATCGTGGAGTGGCACTCGTCGAAGCAGTACGCCTGCGTCCCCACCATGGTGGGCGCGATCATCACCATCTCTACCGTCGATGAGGCTGGTGCAGTGACAATCTACGCCGACGCCGAGCGGATAGCGGCCGAGGAACTGGCAATCCAGGAGGAAGCATCATGATTGAGGTGATTCATGAGAGGTCTCCTCGGTCGCGGGGGCGTGTCCGGTGCGATGACTGTGGTCGCCGCATCCCCAAGGGCGAGCGGTACAGCCGGTCGACAGTCGTCGACGGCAGCATGATCTGGGACTGGCGCGAGTGCCAGCCATGCGAGGACGCGGTCAGCCACGTCATGAGATGGAAGGGTCCCTACAGCGACGACTACTACCCCGACGACTTCCACGAGTGGGCGCACGAGGCCATGGGCGGCTGCTACTACACCCCCTACGGCCTGTTCTGCGACGACGGGGCACCTGACGGCTGGGAGTGGCGCTTGCGAGCCCTCTCCGACGAGGCCACGAAGGCTGCCGAAGCCGACGCCGACCCCGCGCGGGCGTGGGACGACGAGGCATGGGCGGCCTTCACCTGGCGCATGCAAACCAGCCCCGCATTTACCCCTACCAACTAGGAGGATGAGTCTCGTGCCGGAGACACCACAAAGGGGGAGGCCATGAGCAACCGGGCCCTCTCCCAGGCATTCCGCATGCCACCAACCATCAACGGGACAACACGGCTAGTGCTGTTCGTCCTCGCCGACTCCGCGTCGTCGGAGACCGGTCACTCCTTCATGGGCGTGGAACGGATCGCCGCCTACGCCGGCGTGAAGACCCGTGCCGCCCAGTACGCCCTACGCGCCCTGGAGCAGCTCGGCGTCATCACGACCGCCATCAACCGGGGTGGCCTGGCCGACTGGGACGACCGCCGCCGCCCCAACCTCTACGTGTGGCAGTACGAGGTCGCTGAGGCCATGATCGAGGCGGCCGATCCTGGGGTGCACCGCCATGCACCGGGTGCACCAGCGTGCACCCCTGAAGAGGGGTTTAGGGGTGCACCGCCGTGCACCACCCCGGTGCACCGCCGTGCACCCAATCCCTCAATAGAACCCCCAACTAGTAACCCTATAGAGTCACCTTCCGTAGGTGGTCACCTTTCGTCGGTGCGACAGCGCGCTGAAGCGCGCCCGACGACGACGGACGAGGCGAAGCCGAAGCGGCGGGGCACACGCATCCCCGACGACTTCGCTGTCACCAGCGAGATGGCCGCGTGGGCCGCCCAGAACGTCCCCCTCGTCGACACCGCCTCCGAGACCGACCGGTTCCGCGACTACTGGGCGGGCGTGTCCGGCCAGCGCGGCACGAAGCTCGACTGGGTCGCGACCTGGCGGAACTGGATGCGCCGCGCCGACGACGACCGCGTCCGGGGCCGGCGTAGCCAGGCGCAGATCATGCGCGACAACGCGGCCGCCGCCATCGCCAACGACCAGCGGGCTGCCTTGTCCGCGCCCGACGCGCTGGCCGGGTTCCTCGAAGGGGGCCAGACATGGGAGTGACGCAGCAGGACATCGCTGGGGTCCTGGCCTACCTGCTCGCCGCGCAGGCGATCACCGCGACGGACGGTCAGGTCGTCGTCTGGCACGACTACCTGACGCACACGGTGCCCGGCCTGGACGCCGCCGAGCTCCGGCCGGCGTGCCGGGACGCGGTCAGGGCGTGGGCGACCGACGGGAGGGCGTGGCGCATCGACGTCGAGCGGTTCGCTGCCGCGGTGCGCCGGGCACGCTCGGAGCGGGTGCGCGCCGAGGAGTCCGCACGGGGCGCGTTGATCCCCGACAGGCTCGGTGCCGACGCGAAGGCGGAACTGGCGTGGCGCAAGGCGGCTATCGCGGCCGTTGGGCGTGGCGCTTCGCGGGCTGAGGCCGAGGCGTTGGCGTGGCGCACGATCGGTCGTCGCCCACCGGCTGTCACCCCCGGCCGGGACGTGCTGGACGGCCTGACTGGCCCGGATCGTGCACGCGAGGTGCTGCGGAGGCTCAAAACACCCGCGGGAGAGGCCGCCACAGCCCCAGGAACGGGACAGAACCGGCCGACGCTACGCCGACATCGGGAGGGTTCTGAAAGGCCCGCAAATCGGCTCCCACGCAATCCGGGTTCTGAGAGGAGCGCAGCATGAGCGAATGGGTTGACTGGCTGAGGTGGGGTGCGCCCGAGCTCGCGCGCCGAGTCAACGCCCTGGACGCCTCCCCCGTACGTCGTGGCGGTGGCCCCGTGCACACGGGGTTCGGGGCCGCGTCCCCGGCCCGGGACGCGGTGATCGCGCTTCAGCAGGACGCGCGCCGCACGGTCCGTGAGCGGGAGGCCCTGCACCGTGGGGCGCTCAAGGCGGGCCTGCCCCGCCTTGGCCTGGCCGAGGGCTGCGACTTCCTGGCGGCGACGGCGGCGGCCGTTGAGGCGGCCGACTTCGAGACCCTGTGGGACACGGGACGGGCCATCACCCGCCTGCTGGCCCGATGCGACCAGGTCGAGGGCCTGGCCGAGCCAGTCAGGGTCATCCGGGGCCTGGACGGGGACACGGCGTGCCCGGCGTGCTCCCACGGCGTTGCCCTGTTCGACGGCGTGCACGCGACGTGCCTGCGCTGCCGTGAGCGGTGGCTACCGCTGGTGCCGCTACTCACAGCGGCGTAACATTCACATAACACCCCTACCATCCCGAGGAGGAACCATCATGAGAACGAAGACCAAGCGCGTCACCCTCAACCCCCGCAGCAAGAGCCACGCCCGGAAACTGGGCAGGCTCCTGGCTGACGGCTGGGTGATTGTCTCCGAGCACAAGCGGGGCCTGCTGTCGTTCAGCCCCGGCTTCGTCGACTACATCCTGACCAAGCAGGCGTGACCGCCGGGTACAGGTGAGGCCCCCACCATGATGGTGGGGGCCTCCCTCGTGTTCTGGGGTGCGGCTAGGCGAAGGCGGCGTCTGGGGTGGCGGCGGATATGCGGCCCTCGGCGCGGGCGAAGATCGTGGTGACGCTGACCTCTAGGGCCTGGGCGATGGCGGCGACGGCCTCGACGCCGAGGAGGCGTTTCGCGTTGAGGGTGTTCAGGACGGTGCTTCGGCTGAGGCCGGTGCGTGCCACTAGGGTGTCGATGGTGACCTGCTGGGCGGCGCGCTCGCGCCGCAGCTCGGCTGCGACGGCGGCGTTTAGGCCCTCTGACGGGTTCCTGTCAATGGTGGACATGACACTTATGTTGCCATACGCAACCTAAAGTCTCACCTCGGTAACGAAGTTCCCAGTGTCTTGCCAGGTATGCGAGCGCAACATATGGTTTCCATATGGAAACCGAACCGCTGACCTCCCGCCTGGTAGGGGTCATTAACCGACAAATCCAGGGAAATAACCTCTCGGTTTTCTCAGTAGCAGAAAAGACCGGAATCCCCCACGTAACCCTCCGCCGCAGGCTCACTAACCACGGGCGCGGACTCACCGTCGATGAAGTCGAGCGAGTCGCCACCCACCTCGGCACAACCCCCACAGCCCTCATCGCCCAGGCCGAGACCAACTAGGCCACCCACCCCCTACCAAACAAGAAGGCCCGGCAGGAGTGCCGTCCCGCCGGGCCAGTGACCAACCCCCTACCAAGAAGGAAGATCATGCCCAAGTCTAGCGCATGGGCCACGGTCGACGCTGACCAGCACGTCGCCGTCGGCCGCCCACACGCCGCCCACGGCGTCACCATCACCCCACTGGCCGAGCCCGGCAAGGACACCACCTTCGCCGTCGAGGCCACCACACCCGACACGCCCCTCACCCGCAACGGCCTGCGCGACCTCATCGCCGCCATCGTCGACGCCTCCCAGGTCGAGGACCCTGAATGGGGTGACCTGAAGTGCGCGTGAACCGCTACGACATCGCCGCCTGGGTCGCCGGAGCCATCGGCATCATCGCCGCCATCTCCACCACCTGGATCGGCCAGCACATGCTCATCTGGTCCGGCTTCGCCGCCGTCGTCCTCGTCATCTGCACCGCCCTCGCCGAGAAGGAGGGCCACCGATGAGCATGAAGCTGTCCTTCCGTGACTACTACGCCACCGTCGGCGACATCATCGCCCGCGACATCATCCCCCTGGACACCGAGTACCGGCACGACCGTGTGCACCCCGGCTACCTGGCGTTCCGCTCCCAGCAGGACCTCATGGGCGCGGCCCGCGTCATCGGCGGGGAGGACCTGGCCGAGAAGGTGCAGGACCAGTGGCCCCAGGAGTGGAAGGTCGTCCAGCACGGCGGATGGATGCTGTGCTGGCGGGAGGTGGCCCAGCGATGAGCCGCATCGTCTACGTCCAGTCCACGGCTCACCCGGGCGCGTCCTCGTGGCCCGTCGGCCAGGCCGGCCTCAAGGTCGGTGACCGGCTCGCCGTCCAGCACGGTGACCGCATCGTCGTGGTCTCTGCCGGCCTGTACATGCTGCGTGACCTCCTCGACAACGAGGGACAGGAGGCCCTGGAGGAGTGGGACACCAGCGACCGCGCCTGCGCGGCGTGCGCCGCCGACGAGGGCTCCCCGGCGCACAAGGCGCTCGAGGAGGACACCGCCAAGCAGGCCAGGCGCCTTCTCACCCTGTTCGTGGAGGGTGAGCCCGCCTGCCAGGTGATCGCCCCCATGCAGGAGCGTGAGCGCGCCATGGCCCGCATGATCAACGCCCAGGCGGCCGCATGATCCGCGTCATCACCACCCGCGTGCAGGCGCGCATGTCCTGCGACCACCCCGGGTGCGGCAACACCATCCGCCTTCCCGAGAGGCCCCCAGACCTGGACCGGGACGTCACCGACATCCAGGCGTTCCACACCACCGCCAAGCTCCTCGGCTGGTCCGTCGACGAGGACGACTACGACGGCCCTGTCTTCTGCCCCAACCACACCCCTACCACTACCAAGGAGAACCAATGAGAATCCCCCAAATCCTCCCCCGCCGGAGAGCCGAGACCAACAACTTCTGCTACGTGCCTGAGACGGAGGCTGTTCGTGAGCTCCAGGCCGAGAACGAGCGCCTGCGCACCAAACTGCTCGACGTATGCGACCGCGTCAACATCTTCGATGACGGCCGGCACGCCGAGGCGCGCAGACAGGAGGCCCTGACTCAGATCATCGCGGAGTTCACCAACGACGACTGGCACGCGCCCCTGCACTGCGACCACCTCGACGCCCTCCCCATCGGCACGGTGATCCGCGCGAAGGGCCTGGCCTGGACCCGCATCGGCATCGACTACGTCAGCGGCCGCTCCCTGTGGCTCACCCCCACCAAGGACGACACGGTCGACAGCATCGACCTCGACGACATGGGTACGACCGTCACTCTCGCGTGGGTGCCCACCGAGAAGGAGAAGCAGGCATGAGCGGCCACTACCGGTCCTATGACGACGACGGCAACCCGATCGACGTCTACGAGTTCCACCTGGTGCCCGGCTGGGGTCCCATCGCCTGGCTCCGCATGCGCCGCCTCCTCAAGGAGGGGTGGGAGTACGCGGGGAAGATGCACGTCGGTCTCCTCCGCACGGCCTACTTCGTGAACCGCCCCCTCGGAGAGGGTGACCAGGCGTGAAACAGCGCATCGACTGGTCCAAGCCCCAGCACTGCCGGGTGTGCCTGCGTCCCATGCGGAACCGCCGCGTCCGCAGCGCTGACGCCCCTGGGACTGTCGCGCTGTGGTCGGACGGGGCGTGCGAGATGTGCGCGAAGCGGATGCAGACCTCAGGCCCTCGCCGGTCCCCGACCGTCCGTGAACTGGCGGCCGCCGGCCACCCCTGCATCGAACCAGCCCCCATGCCATCCCGAGTGAGGAGCTACCCGCTATGAGCGAGCCAACGCAGAACGCCCTGGTCGTCAGGGAGGACTCGATGGCCCCGGCCGCCGTGCAGGCCCGCATCGCCTACGCCAAGAGCCTCGCCGCGTCGAGCCTCCTGCCCGACGCCTACCGGGAGCGGCCGGCCAACGTCCTGCTAGCCATCGAGTACGGGCAGGCCCTGGGTATCAAGCCGATCGCGGCCCTGAACGGTATCAACGTCATCAAGGGCAAGCCCACTATGAGCGCTGACCTGATGGCGTCCGTGGTCAGGAAGGCCGGTCACAAGCTCCGCATCAGGCAGGAGGGCATGAGTGTTCACGCCCAGCTGGTGCGCGCCGACGACCCGGAGTTCACCTATGAGGTCGTGTGGGACGAGGCGCGGGCGCGCCGAGCCCAGTTGTGGGGCCAGCGCGGCCCGTGGTCCCTGTACCCCGAGCAGATGCTCCGGTCTCGGGCGATCACCGAAGTCTGTAGGCAGGGCGCGTCGGATTGTCTGTACGGGGTCATCTACGCCCCCGAGGAGATGACCACGGAGGAGCACGGCCCCGGCGTGGAGGACTACCTGGGGCCTGACGACACGGTCGCCCGGCTTAGGCAGGAGTGCGAGGACCTGGTGCACCGGTTCGTCAGGAAGTTCGGGGGAGACCCCGAGCAGATCGCCCAGGAGTGGATGGATCAGGGTGGCACCGCTAACCCGCCGGCACTCACCGCGTGGCTGACCGCCCGCATCCCACAACCCCAACCCCAACCGCAGGAGCCCGTCGACGACGAGGTCGTCGAGGGCGAGATCATCGAAGAGGAGAACACCAATGACTGACACCCCCAAGTACGGGCAGAAGGAGGCCCTCGCACGGGCCGCTGTCGCCCAGTGGCTCGGCAAGGAGTCCAAGACGGCCATGACCGACGCCAAGGCGTCGATCCTGGGGCACATGGGTCCCGGCGACAAGCTTCACGCCCGCATCGGTGACCTCGACGTCGGCACCGTGTCGGTGACCGACCCGAAGCCCCGTGAGGTCCTGGAGATCACCGACGAGAAGGCGTTCACCGCCTGGGTCAAGGCGAACCACCCTGACGCGATCACCGAGACGGTCGCCCCGTGGTTCTCCGCCCCCGCGAACCTGGGCGCGTTCATCTCCCACACCGGTGAGATGCCCGACGGCGTCGCGATCACCGAGCGTGTCGGTTCCCCGACGGTGCAGGTGCGCCTGTCGGAGGGGCAGACCGCGAACCTCGAGGCCCTGGCCGCAGGGTCCGCCATTGCCGCATACATCACCACCGGAGAGCCTGAGGAGGCCACCAAATGACTCACACCACCACCGTTGAGACCGTCAGCATCACCGACATCAAGGAAGGTGACACGCTCCTGGACGGCGACGGGGAGCGCATCGTCGTCAAGACGATCACCAGCTGCTCGCCTCACCGCTTGAGGTACCAAGACGCGGAAGGTGAGAACCGTTGTGTCCTCTTGGACTGTGTTCTGCGTGTCGTGCCGGAGGAGCCCACCGAGGAGGAGCCCGCCGAGGAGCCGGTGTGGCCCGACGCCGACTTCATCCGCATCATCCGCGGCACGGAGGACGGCGACCGCATCGACGGCTCCCTAGCGTTCAGGATCAACAGCCTGTATCGCTTCAGCCTCCTCGATGGTCCCAAGGCCGGTTCCTGCGTGCTCCCCTCCTACGACGGTGACGCGATCTTCGAGTGGGAGGAGGTCGTGCCGGTCTCCAAGTCTGCCGTTCTCGCCGGCCTCGGCACCCCCACGGAGGATGAGCCCGAGGACGACGACACCGAGTCCGAGGATGAGGCTGAGGACGAGGAGGAGGATGAGTGCGACGGGTCCTGCCTGGCCTACATCATCACGCAGCTCCTCTCCGCAGCAGCCGCAGGCAAGGGCAAGGAGGACGAGGAGTGAGCGCCACCTACCTCGTTGAGGTCATCACCTTCGACGACCTCCGCCCCGGTGACCGCGTCCTCTACCAGGGCGCCCCAGTCACCATCGCCGCCGTCGGCGTGAACACGGTCCTACGATCCATCGTCGAGGCCACCTACACCACCAACGACGGCATGGTCGGGTCCATCCCGAAGCTGCTGTGCCCGCCCCTGTGCCGAATCGTCCCCGACACCCCACCAGCCCTGGAGGCCGCGTGAGCACCATCATCCTCACCGCCCTCGCATTCATCATCGGCCGCCGACGGAAAGGAGACAGGCCATGACCAGGCCCGACGCCAGCCTCACGGTCACCGGGTACGCCTCCCGTGACCCCGAGCTGCGGTTCACGCCCTCAGGCACGGCCGTCGCCAACGTCGACGTGCCCTGGACCCCGCGCCGCTTCAACCGGAACACCAACCAGTGGGAGGACGCCGGAGACACCCTGTGGGTGCAGGTGTCCGTGTGGGGCGACGAGGCCGAGGCGTTCGCCGAGAACGTCTTCAAGGGGACGCTCCTGACGGTGACTGGCCGGCCCCGCCTGTCCGTGTTCACCGGCCGGGACGGGACCCCCCGGGCATCCCTGGGGCTCTCCGCTGACGTGTGGGGCTTGTGCCCGAAGACCCCACGCAACAACGGCCAGGCGCAGCAGGGCGGAGCGTTCGACTACGCCCAGCGGTCCGGCTACAACGCCCCGGCCGGCGGTAGCGCCGACGACCCGTGGGCCACCGGGGGCCAGTTCAAGGACGAGCCCCCGTTCTAACCACACCACGGGGAGGCCCCAACCCTGGGGCCTCCCCACCAACCCCCTACCAAAACCGGAAGGAAGACCATGAAACTCCGTAACCTCGCCGTCGCCGTTGTCGCTGCCGCGGCCCTCACCCTGGCCGGCTGCTCGGCCGCCGACACGGCATCCTGGAACATCAGCCAGGAATCCGACAACTTCAAGGTGACCCGCCGCGTGACGTTCGTCAACGGCATCACCGACAAGTACCTGTTGACCATCGAGGGCCTGTGCTCCATCAAGGACTCCAAGGAGGACAACTCCAAGGGGCAGCTCGAGGTCACCTGCAAGGTCGGTGACAGCACCTACAAGAAGCACTTCCTGGGCCTGTCGGACAACGTGACCTACGTGGTTGAGCAGACCGAGGCGTCCAAGACCGACCCCTACCACTACAAGGTGGTGTACCGGCCGGAGACGGTGGTCCCGGACATTGACGTCAAGACCAGTGGTAAGGAGGGCTGACCGTGAATCCTGATCGTTCGTTCGGTCAGCGGTTCAGTACCGCTATCGCTTACGTCATCATCGCCGCTACCGGGTTCGCCGTGTTCTCCCTGATCGTGTGGGGAATCGTGGCGATCTGGGTCAAGATCGTAGGAGCCATGTCATGACCAACTGCCCATTCACCGCTGAGGCGGCGCTCTACATGGAGCGCAGTGCCGACTGGGAGCCCGTCTCCCCACTCACCACCATCGGGCTGTGGAGCAATGACCTCAGTGCGATAAGCGACGCTATCGTCCGGATGGGCGAGCTCGGTGAGGATGACGATCGCCGGCTTGTCGTTGCCCGGCGGATCAGGCGTCACCTCGTCGCGGTAGCCACTAACGCGACGTGCTTCCTTCGTGACCTGGGCGTCGAGGACCCGGCGGCCGCGTTCGTCGCCGAGTGGGAGCGGGCCGCCGTCAAGCACCCGGGCATGACGTTGGACTGTGACGGTCCCACCGACGAGTTGCGCTTCTACGCCCTGGCTGAGGAGGTGGGTGAGGTCGCCGCCTCCCTCACCTACGACAACGCCAACAGCACCGGCCACGGGGCCGACACCATTGCCGAAGTCACCCAGGTCGGGGCACTCGCCCTCGCCTGGCTCACCCGCTACCAGAACGGAGGGGAACGGTGAGCGATTCCATCCTTCAGCGTGAGCTCGACGAAGCGAAAGCCTCCGTCACCGTCACCTATTGGCACCTGTTCCAAACCACCGAGAACCTTCTCAAGGAGATCGCTCGGCTATCCAGCCGCAACGCCCAGCTCATGGCGGAGAACGAGAGACAGCGCGTGCTGCTCGCCGCCCTGAAACGGGAGCCTGTCACACCGCGCACCATCAAAGGCGGAGAAGACTCCCGCGATCTGCCCAAGGGAGTAATGGTTGTGAGCCAGCACGGTGACGCCTGGGGGCGGGAGCGAGACGGCTGGTCGCAGTTGTACTCCTACGACCTGGAGGGGCCAGAGGAGGAGCTACAGGAGAAGTTCGGTCCCTACACCATCGTCTGGGAGCCTAAGGAGGACACCAGTGAGCACTGATGATAAGCGTGTCCGGGACTGCCTGGAGCAGATCAATACCCGCGTTGACAACTGGGCACGAGGAGGAGAGTACGGTCCCGGCGGATTCCCCAAGGACACCGCGCAGAAGGACGTCGCCTTCCTCCTCGCTCACATCGCCGACCTGGAGGAGGAGGCCGACCGTCTCAAGGCGGCCTCCCCGCGCCCGGTGGAGGGTGACGGTAGCGATCTGCCTGCTGGGACCGTCGTCATCGACAATGCCGGCGTCGCCTGGCAGTGCGACGATGGCGGCCTTTGGACCCCCGCCGAATTCAACCAAGTCACGACCGACGACCACCTAGAGGCCGCATGTGCCCCCTACACCATTGTCTACACCCCTACCCCTAAGGAGAACGCCAATGACTGAAGACACTGTCGGCTTCCTACGCCGCGAGAACACGCACCTCCGCCTGGAGGTCGAGCACCTACAAGAGAAGACCGAGCTCATGGGGCAAGAACTTGCCGTCCTGCGTGAGCGCGACTTCCTCGGCCGGCTCCTCGAAGAGCGGCACACAGCCAAACGGGTATCCCTTCTCCCTTACCTCAAGCAAATGGTCGCCGACATCAGTGATGACCGGATCGTTGAGGATGTGAAGGCCGGCCACACTGGCCGTATCGGCACCATCCGCGGCGTCGCCATCGAACTGCTCTGCCAGTTGCAGGAGCTCTGCGATGAGCTTCAGCGGACGCGTGATCTTGTCCCGGAAACCATTGACGGCGGGGAGGACTCGCGGGACGCGGCTGAGGGGATGACCGTCGTCGACCATGACGGTGAAGTCTGGGTCTTCGACGAGGGCGGCTGGGTGCACCTGTACCCATACTGCGAGGAACTGCGACACGAGGAGCTACAGGAGAAGTTCGGCCCCTACACCATCGTCCACACCCCCAAGGAGAACACCAATGAGTGACGAACTGACCTCGAAGCAGGTCATCGAGGGTATCGAGCGGAACCTCGTCGGCTGGGAGGAGGGGGAAGGCTACTGCGGCGGCTACGACTTCGACGCAGAACGCGCCCTGGTCAACGACCTGCGCACCCTCCTCGAAATCACCAAGACAGCCCTAGAGCCGAACATGACCGTCCGATGCCAGAGCAGCATCACCCACCCCGGAGCGACGATGCGCCTCAAGACGGATCACGTCTACATCCATGTCTTCGATGACCAGTTTGCCGTGACGTGCGACCCATGTGGCACTCAGAGCGTGACAGTCGAGGTGACCGGCCAGGTGATGTTCGGCCTGCGGGCACTGCCGGATGACGGCGATATCGTGGAGGGCGCCCGATGAGCACCGTTGACCGTACTGCCAACCCCTACGAGATCGGCGTCGCCTACGTCGACGGTAAGCCCCTCGGCAAGGTCAGCCGCTCCGACTTCGTCGAGGAGACCAACGATACGGGCCTGCTTCGAACCATCATGGAGAAGTTCTTCGTGGAGGAGTCGCTCGCGCTCTCCGCTCTGTCCTACTGCAAGGGCGGCTACGAGATCACCCTCTCCGACGACCGTGAGCGCAACCGTACGATCATCACCATCGGCCCGGCGGGGTGTCACCCGTGACTGACGGCGCTGAGCCGCTGGTGGACACGCAGGCCGCGATCCTCGCCGCCGGGGTCTCCAAGCGCACCCTGCACCGCAGGGTCGCCGCCGGGGCACTCAAGCCCGCCGGCCGAGACCGAAGAGGCCGCACCCTCTACCGGCTCAGCGACGTCCTCGCGACACTCCCCAACACCAGTGGACAAGCACTGGACACCAGTGGCACACTTAGGGCCAGTGGGACACCCCTACCCGACGCAGGGTAGGATGCCGCCACTCTCCTAACAGGGTGTAAGCCCAGAGGTTATGGGGATTCTAGGGGATTGAAGGGCCCCCACCAGATTGCTGGTGGGGGCCCTTTTCCTGTATAGGGGGTGCGTCGCGTGTCCAGTGGACTCCGCCGAGACAGCCGCGTCTGGCGCACCCTCGCAGCGCAGGTCCGCGCCCGTGACAAGGCCGCCGGCACCCCCTGCCGCATCTGCGGTCAGCCCATCAAATGGGACGCGCACGACCCCAACGCTGACGACGCCCCCAGCGTCGACCACATCCGGTCCTGGCGAGACCACCCCGACCTGAGGCTCGACCCCACGAACCTCGCCACCGTCCACCAAGCCTGCAACCGCGCTAAGGGCGCCCGTCCCCAAGCGCTCCCCAGCATCGGCAACCAATCCCGCCAATGGGGCCGCCCACGCACCTGAGGAGCAACCGTGGCTCACCCCGCCGACACCTCCATCCTCGCGACCGTCGATGACGCTCTGCGCGCCGCCGACTGGATCACCCCTGCCGACCAGCCCACCGTCGAGCTCCTGCGTCGTCTCGCCAACCGGCTCGACGACCCCGACTTCCCCACCATCGAAGGCCGCTTCGACAACGTCTCAGAGTCGTTGTTTCTCAAGACCGCCGCCGCCCTCGGCCTCACCCCTGAGATGAGGGCCGCCTGGGCGAAGAAGGAGAAGAAGGTCGATGGTGGCAGGCTCGAAACGCTCAGGAAGGGCACGGCCGGCCTACGGGCCGTCTGACGCCGGCGAGTTCTTCGACCGGTGGATGGCCGACGCGGAACGGGATTGCCCGCTCCGTGACCCCGACGCGCCCCGCTACGGGCACAGCACGCCCCGCATCCACACGCCGCCGCTGCGGGACCTGACCCCCGACACGTCCGCCGGGTACTCGTGCATCGAGTTCTCACACGACGTGCTCGGCATCCCGCTGCTCCCGTGGCAGCAGGAGACCCTCATCCGGGCGCTCGAGCTCAACCGGGCCGGGACACGCTTCAGGTTCAGGACCGTGGTCCTCCTCGTCGCACGCCAGAACGGCAAGTCCACGCTCGCGCAGGCCCTCTGCCTGTGGGCCATGTACGTCCTGGGCGTGAAGATGACGCTGGGCACTGCCCAGGACCTCGACATCGCCGAGGAGCTGTGGAGCGGCTGCGTCGACATCGCCGAGTCCGTGCCCGAGCTGGCCGCCACCATCAAGAACGTCAACAAGGTCAACGGCAAGAAATCCCTCGACCTTCAGACCGGGGAGCGGTACAAGGTCAAGGCCAGCAACCGTAAGGCCGGGCGTGGCCTGTCCGCTGACCTGATTGTCCTCGACGAGCTGCGTGAGCACACGAACTGGGACTCGTGGGGCGCGGTCACCAAGACCATGATGGCGCGCCCCAAGGCGCAGACCTGGTGCCTGTCCAACGCTGGTGATGACGCGTCCGTCGTGCTGATGAGCCTTCGGAAGAAGGCGCACCTGGCGCTCGGTGACCCCGACGGGATCAACGCTGACGACACGGACCTGACCGCTTCCGGCGGTGACTCCCTGTGCCTGATCGAGTACTCGGCCGCGCCGGGGCGGGCCACCACGGACCGTGACGGGTGGGCTGAGTCGAATCCGTCGCTCGGGTACACGGTCGAGGAAGCCTCCTTGGAGGCTGCTGAGGCCACCGACCCGGAGCCCGTCTTCCGCACCGAGTGCATGTGCCAGTGGGTCGACGTCATGGCCGTTGGCCCGTTCCCTGAGGGCGCGTGGGAGGCGTGCACCGACCCGCGGGGCATCATCCCCGATGACGCCCCGATCTCCTACGCCGTGGACGTCTCATGGGACCGTGGCGCGGCCTACGTCGCCGCCTGTGGACCCCAGGCCAGTGGCCGGCTTCAGGTGGAGATCGTGGCCGCGCGCCCCGGCCAGGGGTGGGCCGAGTGGCTGCCCGAGTGGTTCCGCGGGTTCGTGGACGCCGACAACCCCGCCCGCGTCGTCGTCCAAGGCAAAGCCTGCCCCGCCGCGATCCTCGTCGACACGCTCGCCGACGTCGAGGGGCTGACCGTCGTGCCCTGGGTGGGCGGGGACCTGGGGATCGGGTGCGGTCTCATCTACGACCAGGTCGCGGCCGCCGCCCCGGACTCCACGTCCGATCTGAAGCCTCTCGCCCACCGGGGCCAGGAGGCCCTGAACCTGGCTGCCCACACGGCCGCCCAACGTTTCTACGGGGATGGCTGGTACTGGGACCGCAAGAACTCCCCCCAGGACGCCGCGCCCCTGATCGCTGCGACCGAGGCCCTGTGGGACCAGATCACCAACGCTCCCGAGGAGCCCGCCTCGTCGATCTATGAGGCGGGCCCGCTACCGCTCACCTGAAGGGGATGAATGCTCGTGCGCCGAGACAAGACGCTCACCCGCCTAACCGGCGCTAAGGTCCTCGTCCCCGTCGACGGGGAGACCGTGCGCGGCACCCTCGCCGCGGTGGCCCCCGCCTGGGTGACCCTCACCGACTGTCAGGCCGGAGACGGCACCACCATCGAGGGTGACCTCATGGTCGCCCTGCCCCTGCCCTGGGTGCAGGTGATCCGATGACGCGTTTCCAGACTCTCGATGCCCTGGCCGCCAACCACGCCGGGAACACGGTCCTCGACGTCGTCGACCCGGGTATCCCCCTCGTCGACTACGACGCCTCGGACCGGGACGCCGCCTCCGTTGCCGCCGCCTGGCGCACGCAGCCGGCCATCCGCAAGGTCACCTCGTTCATCGCCGCCAACGTCGCCTCCATCCCGCTGCACGTCTACGAGCGTGTCTCCGACTCTGACCGTCAGCGCGTCACCACGGGCGCCCTGGCGCAGGTGATCGGGGCGCCCAGCCCCGCGATGGGCGCATACCGGTTCTGGGAGCGCGTCATCCTCGACGGGCTCCTCTACGACCGCCGCGCCGTGATGATCGTCGACGACGGCGACCGCACCGAGCTCGTGCGCATCCCACCAAGGCGGTTCCGCATCGTGTCGGACGGCCTGGACCGGGTCAAGGCCGTGCGCATCACCACCGGTGACGGGCAGGTCAAGGACATGGACCCCGCCGGGTTCCTCCTCGACGTCGGCTACTCCCAGTCAAACGGTAAGGGCCTGTCCCCGATCACGACGCTGGCGGCCCTGCTGCGTGAGGCCGCCGAGGCCGTCGAGTACCGGCGCGCCGTCATGCGCAACAGTGCCCGGCACACGGGGTGGATCAGCCGCGCAACTGAGTGGCCGAACCGGGACGCCCGGAACAACTTCCTGGAGTCGATGCGGGCGTTCCGCTCCGGCGGTGGACGCGAAGGCGGTGATCTCCTCCTCGATGAGGGCATGGAGTGGCACGACCGCTCCTACAAGCCCACCGACATCGACGACCTGGACGCCCGCACCCTGACCAACATCGAGGTGGCGGGCGCCTACCACATCGCCCCCGAGCTGCTCGGTGACCGTCAGGGCAATTATTCCAACATGGAGTCGATGAGGGAGTCCTTGTACCGGGACAACCTTGGCCCCTACATCCGGGCGTGGGAGGAGATGTGCGCCCCGCTGGCTGACCGGCTCAGTGACGGGCGGGCTCTCTACGTCGAGGCGCACCTCGACGCGAAACTGCGGGGCTCCTTCGAGGAGGCCGCGGCCGTGTTGCAGACGTCGACGGGTGCCCCGTGGATGACTCGCAACGAGGCCCGCGCTCGCCTGAACCTGCCGGCCGTTGACGGTGGGGACGAGCTCATTACCCCGCTGAACGTGCTGGTGGGTGGTCAGGCGTCCCCGACGGACTCCGGCAGCCAGAACGAGGGCCAGGACACCGACGCCCCTAAGGCGGCCGCCGGCGTGCAGGTGAAGTCAGCGGACCTTGAGGGCGACTGGCCCACCAGGGCTGAGGACGCCCTCAAGCGCCACTACAGCCGTCAGGAGCGGGCCGTCATGTCCGCTCTCGGAGCGAAGGCCGACGGCTGGTGGGACCAGCCCCGCTGGGACCGGGAGCTCGCTGAGGACCTGTACCGGCTCGCTGCCGCGTGCGTCGACCAGATGGGCCGTGAGGCTTGCGCCCGTCTCGGGTTTGACCCGGATGAGGACTGGAGCCTGCCGCGCACGCAGGCGTACCTCCAGGCGGTCACGAAGGCCCGCGCCCGGTGGGTGAACGAGGCGACTCGCCGGCAGATCGAGGCCGCTCTCGCTGAGGCCGGCACGGAGGGTGTGCCCGCCGTGTTCGACCGTGCCCGCTCCCAGCGGGCCGCTGCCGGGGCCGGCGCGTTCGTCGCTGCCATGGGGTCGTTCGCGACGGTCGAGGCCAGTAAGCAGGCCGCCCCCGGCCGGTGCACCAAGACCTGGATCACGGGCCGTAACCCGCGGCCCACGCACCTGGCGATGAACGGGGAGACGACGCCCGCGTGGACGGACTTCTCCAACGGCCTGTCCTGGCCCGGTGACCCGGCCATGGGGCCGGATGAGTCGGCCGGCTGCAACTGCACCGTTTCCGTAGAGATCACGCACTAAGGAGGGCTCCTCGTGGAGTTCAAGACCACCGGCACCCTGAGCCGGAAGACAGACGGCGACGGCGACCACGCCGGGTTCGTCGGGTACGCGTCCACGTGGACGAGGGACCCCGACTCCTACGGCGACGTCGTCGCCAAGGGAGCGTTCACCCGCACCCTCAAGGAGTGGGGGGAGAAGGGCCTGCCCATCCCCGTCCTATGGGGGCACAGGCTCGATGACCCGAAGTACTTCATCGGTGCAGTCAAGGACGCCAAGGAGGACGACCACGGCCTGAAGGTCGACGTCGACCTCGACGCCGACTCCCCCACCGCCGAGCACGTGCGCCGCCTCCTGAAGAGCGGGGCCGTCGCACAGATGTCCTTCGCGTTCGATGTGCGCGACTCCGGCGACATCGAGCTCGACGACGGCCGCAAGGCCCGCGAACTGCGGGACCTGCGCCTCTACGAGGTGAGCGTGGTCCCGATCGGCGCGAATCAGGACACGTCCATCGAGACCGTCAAGGCCACCTCCGACGGGGGCCTCACCAGCGAGGAGATCACCCAGATACGGGCGCTCCTCGCCTCCCAGACCGCCCCCGAGGAGGGGGAAGCCGGCAGCAACACCGACGACGACGCCGAGGCCCCTGAGGGGCAAGACGAAGACCCGGTGAAGGCCGCCGCGCGACTCAACACCCAAATCGCAGTCCTCTTCATTGAGGGAGAAAGGAGCGCTGCATGAGCACGCTCATGGAGGCGCGCGCGGTGGCCCTGAAGGCCGCCATGGACGCCCAGAACGCTATGAACGCCGCAGGCGACAACCTTACCTACGAGATGTGCAAGGAGGTGGAGAAGCGCGTCAACGAGGTCAAGGAGATCGACGAGCGTATCGCCGCCTCCAAGTCGGCGCGCGACATGATCGCGTCCCTCGGCAGCATCCCGGAGGACAACACCTACGAGCCGGGCGAGGAGTCCGGCATGAAGGCCGGCACCTTCGGGGAGCGCTACGTGCGCTCCTCCACCTACAGCGAGTGGGCCAAGGCCCACCCCTCCGGCCTCGGTGAGGGCTCCAACCTGGCCCTTCCCGGCGTGAAGATCGGTGACCTCGAGGAGCTCCTGATCTCCCGTAAGGCCAACGGTCAGGTGCTCGCTACCCCGGTCGCGCACATCGCCCCGACCCGCTACCCGATGGTTGACATGGTCGACCGCCGGCCCCTGACTCTCCTCGACGTCATCGGGCACGGCCAGATGGCGAACGCCTTCGAGTACGTGCAGGTCACTGCCGTGTCGAATAACGCCGCCATCGTCAAGGAGAACACGCAGGACACCGACCCGCTGAAGCCGACGTCAGACATGACGACGGTTCTTGCCGACTGCAAGCCCTACACCTTCGCAGACGGTTACGAGGTCACCAACCAGCTGCTCTCCGACGCCCCGGCGTTCGCCGCCTACATGAACACCGCGGTCCGCTACAACCTGGACACGGTCATCGAGGACAAGGTTCTCAACGGCACCGGCACCGAGGAGCCCAAGGGCATCCTGAAGACGACCGGCGTGCAGGAGAAGACCTACACGGCCGGGACCGATGCCATGGACCTGGCGAAGGCCGTGCGCGGGGGCCGCACCAAGATCACGAACGTTGGTGGCGTTGCCACCGCCGTGATCCTCCACCCCGAGGACGTCGAGGCCCTCGACCTCATGCAGGACGCCGACAAGCGCTTCTACGGGCTCGGCCCGTGGGGTATCGGCCCGCGCACCCTGTGGGGTGCCCCCGTCGTCGAGTCCTCGAAGATCACCAAGGGCCAGGCGCTCATGGGTGACTTCAACCAGGTCCAGCTCCTCGACCGTGAGGGCCTGTCCGTTGTCGCCTTCAACCAGCACAAGGACTACGCGGCTCGTAACCGCGTCTACGTGCGTGCCGAGCTCCGTGCCGGCCTGGTCATCTGGCGCCCGAACCGCCTGGTCCTGGTGAAGGCCGCCTGATGGGTGTCGACGACGGAATGGTCACCCTCAACGGGGTGCGGTACCGGCTGGATGACGCCATCGCCTGGGGTCTCTACGACCCTGAGCCGCAGGGACGTCACGTCGCCCCCGAGGAGGGGGCCACTGAGGGCGAGGAGGGGCCGGTGACGGCCGCCGCCCCTGACCCGGAGAACAAGGAGACGCAGCCCAAGGCGCGTCCCACCGCGAAGGAGTGAGGCCCCATGCCTGACGCCCTAGTCACCCCTCAGGCCGTGGCCGAGGCGTCGGGCGGGCAGGTCCCCGAGGGGGACCCGAGGCTCCCAACCTTGATCGCCGGGGCCACTGACGCTATCCGCCTGTGGTGCGGGTGGCACGTGGCCCCGGTGATCGAGGAGACCGTGACCCTCGACAGTGAGGGGTCAGCGTCGCTGCGTCTACCCACGGGCCGGCTGGTTACCGCCACCGGCCTGAAGGTCGACGGCGTACCGGTCCCGGATGACGCCTGGGACTACTCGACGGCCGGCATGATCCGCCTCCGCCGTGGGGTCTTCCCTGACCGGTTCCGTGCCGTGGAGGTCACCATCACGCACGGCTGGCCGCAGGCCCCGTCCCTGGCGGCCGTCATCACCCGGTCTGTCCTGTCCGCGTGCGCCTCCCCCATGGGGGCCACGCGCGAGCAGGCGGGATCCATCTCAGCGACCTGGGCGCGGGCGGGCATGACCCTGTCCGACACGGACCGCCGCGAGCTCGCCCCATACCGGCTCCAGCACTGGGCATAGGAGGTTGCCGTGCTTCCGTCATTCGCGAGACAGCGCGTCACCATCGTCACCCCCGGTCAGCTGGAGGAGTGGGGGCAGGTCACCACGGACTGGGGTTCGGCGACCACCACGGACGTCACCTGCGTCTGGGAGGCCACCCAGGCCACCGTCCACGGCGTAGCCACGGGCGACGTCGACGCCGGGCAACGCACCGTCTACCTCAACCCCGGCACGCCCGTCAGCGGGGAGTGCCGGCTCCGGTTCCCCGACGACCCCGGCCACGACTGGGTGATCGTCGGCCTGCCGATCCCCAACCAGTCGCCCACCGGGCGGCTATCGCACATCGCCGTCATCACGAAACGCTGGGAGGCCGCCCAATGAGCAAGGTCAAGGTCGTCATGAATCCCGCCGGGGTGCGGGCGCTCCTGAACGCGCCCGGCGTCGTCGCTGACCTGGATGCCCGCGCCGAACGCATCAGGGCGGCCGCCGGACCTGGTTTCTTCGTGCGCCGACGCGACAAGCGCATCAACCGGTACGCCTCCCAGGTGCGTACCGCCGACGACGAGGGCCGCAAGGCACAGGCGGACGGCAACGTCCTCATGAAGGCCCTAGACGCTGGCAGGTGAGCGGCATGGAACAGCCCGACATCATCGACGGCCTCCGCCGCTACCTCGCTGAACGTCTCGCCGGCGTCCCCGTCTACGGGTTCCTGCCGAGGGACCCGCCCGGCCGGTTCGTCCTCATCGACCGTGTCGGAGGCACCCGTGGCCTGGCCGTGGACGCTCCACGGATCACGGTCGAGGCGTGGGCGCCCACCAAGTCATCCGCGTACGCGCTCTGTCTCGAAGCCAGAGCCGCGATCTTCAACCCGATGCCGCCCCTCCCGGGCGGCATTCGTGTCATACGGCGAACCGAGGTCGGTGGCCCCAGCCATGAGCCGCCGACCACCAGCGGGTGGGACCGATACCGCTGGACCGTCGAAATCAGACACCAACTCACCCGCTGAAAGGAAAATCCGTGTCCTACGAGAAGCTAAACGCGATGCAGATCATCACTGCCGGTTCTGATGATGACTGCGTTGCTCTCGCCCCGGCCGGCACCAAGGCCCCCACCACCCTCGCCATCCCCACCACCTTCAAGGAGGTCGGTTGGATCGACAAGGACGGCATTGAGTTCACCGCTGACGACTCCGTGGACAAGCGGCGCGCCCACCAGGGCAACCGCGTCTACAAGGTGCAGATGACCGAGTCCGACTCCGGTCTGACGTTCACGGCCCTCCAGTCCAACATCGACACGCTCAAGCTCCAGTGGACCGTGAAGGCGTCCTCGGAGGACTCCGGCGTCATCAAGCACATCCTGTCCTCGTCCCGGAAGGTCGAGAACGTCGCGATCATCGTCTACGCCGAGGCCAACGGCCACAAGTACCTGTGGCACTGCGAGAACTTCCAGATCGGTGAGCGTGAGGGCTTCAAGCTCGCGAACACCGACGACGTCGCCTATAAGGTCACCGGGACTTTCACGGGCGACATCACGATGCTGACGGACGACGAGGCGTTCAAGGCCGCGTGACAAATCTCCTCCTGGTGGGCGACTTTGGGTCGGTCCTCGCCCACCAGGAGGCACCCCATCTGACCGGCCCCATCTAGGAAGGACCGACCATGAGCAAGAAGAAGAAGAACCGCAACCGCCCGTACCGTCAGACCGCCCCAGGCGCGACCGCGCAGCGCGCCGCTGAGGCTGGCGCGGCCGTCCCCCAGGACCGCCTACAGCAGGCCGAGGCCACCGGCGGCACCCTGGTCACCGACTACCGGGGCTTCCACATCGAGGTCACCTCTGACGACCTCGACGACTACGAGGCCATGTCCAAGCTCACGCAGAGCGTCCCCGGCCCGTTCCTCGAGATCGTCATCCCCGATGAGCGTGAGCGTGCCCGGTTCCTGCGTGAGTGCTGCGCAGACGAGAACGGCAAGGTCCGCTTCACCCTCGCCGTGCAGGCCGCCATGGAGATTTTCGAGGCGCTCGGCATGGGAAACTGACCCGCCTGCCCATCCTCCTCAGGGAGGAGGGGCAGGCCATCGAGGCAGACCTCCAACGCTACTACGGCGTTGACCTGCTCGACCTGTGGCGCGGGAAACTCACGATGCGCCGGTGCATGGCCCTCATCGAGGGGCTACCCCCAGGCGCAACCCTCCACCGGCGCACCGGGGGCTCACTCGCCTGGTCCGACGAGACCACGGCCGCGCTCAGCGCCGGGCACAGCGTCGTCACTGCCCTGGTCGCCCTCCTGGGCGGCGACAAGGCGAAACCACCGCCACCACCAGAACCACCCCCGGTCGGGTGGCGCAAGAACCAGGAAGACGACGCCGCCTGGGAGGCCGAGCGCCTCCGCCGATTCAAGGCGAGGCAACAGAAAACCGCATAGAGGATAGGGGGCCAGCATGGCCGGAGTCGCCGGAGGAGCCATCGAGCTCGCAACCGCCTACGTCCAGCTGGTCCCCTCCCTGCGGGGCGCCCCTGAGGCCGTCGCACAGGCGTTCTCAGGGGCCCCGGCGCAGAAGGCCGGCCAGAAGGTCGGTGACCGGATCGTCGACGGTATCGGTACGGCGATCCGGCGCGGCGGGCAGATTCCGGCGGCTCTGTCTGCTCTGGCGTCGAAGTCGGCGGCGGGGTTCAGCGCGGCCGCTGACGCTGCACGCCTGGTGGGTCAGGCGTTCGCCGCGTCCAGCCGTATCGCTGGTGACGCTGCCGGGTTCATCAACACTGCCTGGCAGGGGACGTTCACGCGTCTCGCGCCCGGCGCGGCGAAGGCGCTGGCCGCTATCCAGGCGCACTTCCAGGCGGCCTCTGGCCGTATCGGGGCTGTCTGGCAGGCGGCGACCGCCAACCTGGCGCGCGCGTTCAGCGCGGTGTCCGCCCCGATCTCCGCGGCCTGGCAGCGTGCCACCGCCCCCATCGTCAGCGGCTTCCAGTCCGCTATCAACGCCGCGCGGGGAGCCGCCTCCAACATCGGCAACGCCTTCTCTGGCGTCGCGTCCCGCGTCGGTGGCGTCTTCCAGAAGTTCACCGCCCCCATCAGCAGCGCCTTCTCCTACGTCGGCGCGAACCTGCGCGCTACCAGCGGCGTGATCGGCAACGCCCTGTCCGGTATCCAGGCGACGTGGTCGTCTGCCTGGGCGAAGATGCCGACCCCAGTGCAGGCACTCCCTGGGAAGATCGGGTCAGCGTTCGCCAGCGTGGGCGGCAAGATCGGCTCCGCGATCTCCTCCGGCGCGTCCGCCGCCATCAACGCCGCCGCCTCCCTGTCTTCCGCCGTCGGTAACGCTCTCCAGGGCGCTATCAGCACCGGCGCGAAGGCCGCCGGCGTCGCCGTCGCCGGGCTCGCAGCCACCATCGGCGCGAACCTCGGTGGCGCGGTCCAGCGCGCCGACCAGCTGTTCACCTTCCCCCGCGTCATGGCCAACATCGGCTACTCGGCGGAGGAGGCAGACAAGCAGATCAACCGCATCAGCGACTCCCTGGACGGCCTGCCGACAGCCACCGACGAGATCGTCAGGATGGTGCAGGGCATCGCCCCGCTGACCGGTGACCTCACGAAGGCCACGGACATCTCCCTGGCGATGAACAACGCCCTCCTCGCTGGTGGTGCGTCGACGACGCTGGCCGCCAACGCTATGGAGCAGTACCGGCAGCAGATGGCCGTCGGCAAGGTCGACATGATGGCCTGGCGCTCCATGACGAACGCGATGCCTGGTCAGATGAACCAGATCGCCCAGTCCATCCTCGGCGCGGAGAGCAACTCGACACTTTTGTACACCGCGATGAAGGAAGGCACCGTCACCTTCGACGACTTCAACAATGCATTGTTGAAGCTCAACTCGGAGGGGATGGACGGTGTTGCGTCTTTTGACACGCAGGCACGTACTGCAACCCTGGGTATCGCGACGGCTTTCACGAACGCGGGCAACCGCATCAGGAAAGCCATGGCCGAGATTATCAAGGCCATCGGCGTCAAAGAGATCGCCGAAAAGATCAACAGCATCACTGATGGTATTGTCGGTTTTGGGAAGAACGTCGGTGACGTAATCACCCGGATCAAGGGCTCGGGTGGTTTCAGTCAACTGGGGCAGACCCTCGGCGGGCTCCTGCCGGTCATCGGCGGCCTGGCCGGGGCGCTCGGTCCCCTCCTGACACAGATCCCGCTCATCGGCGGCGTGTTCTCCAGCATGACCGGCCCCGTCGGCATCGTCATCGGACTGTTCACGTCGATGGTGATGCACAGCCAGCTGCTACGCGACGCCATTTCCGGGGCTTTCAAGACCCTCGGAGAGGCGTTCCAGTCGCCGGCGATCTCAGGGGCTCTCCAGGCGCTCGGCTCCCAGCTCGGGACCATCGCCGGCATCCTCGGTGACTCCCTCGGCTCGGCGCTGAACGTCGTGGCACCCCTGCTCGCGAACATGGCGCAGGTCATCGTCCCGGTCCTCGCACAGGTGTTCGGGCAGCTGGTCGCAGCGGCCACGCCGATCGTCACCTCGATCTTTGGGGCTCTCACCCGTGTCATGGCGGCTCTCCTGCCGCCGCTGACACAGATCGCGGCGACGGTCCTGCCCCTCCTGGGGCAGATGTTCTCCATGGTGGCCGCCGCCGTCGCACCGGTGATTGACCAGATCGCGAACATCCTGGTGCAGGCGCTGAACCTGCTCATGCCGATTCTGATGAACCTGGTCAACGCGGTCATGCCGGTGATCGTGCAGGTGATTGCTGCGATCATGCCGCCTCTCCAGCGGGTCATCTCCGCGGTGATGTCCGTGATCTCGGCGATTCTGCCGCCCCTGGTGTCCATCATCGGGACGGTCATCAGCGTCATCACGCCGATCATCGCGGCGGTCCTCCCGGTCCTCGCCCGCCTGATTGGCACGGTCATCAACTGGATTTCCTCGTGGATTTCCGTCATGTCCAGCGTCCTCGTCCCGGTGATTAACGTCGTCGCCTCTGTCATTAACGTGGCAGTGCGGACCATGGGCGGGGTCTGGATGTGGCTGTGGAACAATGTCATCAGCCCGGTCATTAACTGGATCACCAACAAGATTCAGGGCTGGTCTGATTTCCTGACCAATACGGTGAAGCCGGCCATCAATACTGTCGTGAGTGGCATCAAGGATGCTTTCAACGGCATGAAGGATGGCATTTCCAACGCCTTCGATAAGGTCAAGTCAGCGGCCGCTAAGCCCATCAACTTTGTCATCAATACCGTTTACACGAACGGTATTAAGTGGCTTGTTGACAAGGTCATGGAGAAGCTCGGTCTCGAGCTGCGGATGCCGACCGTCAGCCCGATCGCCGGGTACGCGACTGGTGGTGTCCTGCCGGGCTACAGCCCGGGCAAGGACATCTACCACTTCGTGTCCCCCGACGGTGGCGGCTCCCTGGCCCTGTCCGGCGGTGAGGCCATCATGCGGCCCGAGTGGACGCGCGCCGTCGGCGGCCCCCGCATGGTCGCCGCGATGAACTGGGCGGCCCGCCGTGGCCGCCCCATCCCCGGCGGGGATGCTGGCATCAGCGCCTTCGCTGACGGCGGTATCTGGGGCTCCATCAAGTCCGGCGCGAAGAGCGCATGGGACTGGGTCTCTGACAAGGCGTCCAAGGCGGCCGACATCATCGCTGACCCCCTCGGCGCGGTCGAGAACCTCATCCGGGTGCCGGTGAACAAGCTCATCGACGGCGGCAACTTCGGTGGCGCTTTCTGGGAGGCCGGCAAGGCCATCCCCAAGAAGATCATCGACGGTGTCGCGGACTACGTGAAGGGCAAGACGGAGCACATGGTGGCGTCCGACCTGGTCGGACAGGCCCGCCTGGCGATCGGCACTCCCTACGTGTGGGGTGGCGTCGACGTGCCCGGCGGCGTCGACTGCTCGGGCCTCATCGTGTGGGCGCTTCGCGCGCTCGGCCACAACGTGCCCCGTCACACGGCGTCAACGTTCCAGGCGGCTTCGACGCCGGGCAACCCCAACGTGCCCGGCACGCTGCTGTTCTGGGGTGGCTCCGTCGGCGGTGGAGGTGCTCATCACGTCGCCGTCGCTTCCGGCAACGGCATGATGATCGAGGCCCCGACCTTCAATGTTCCGGTTCGGGAGATTCCCATCTACGGGAGCCCGAGCGCCGGCATCTTCAAATACGACAGCGGCGGTTGGCTCCAGCCGGGGACACAGGTGGTCACCAACCAGACCCGGCAGCCGGAGGCTATTTTCACGGGCGGGCAGTGGTCCAAGATCGACCAGCTCCTAGCCCGCGAGAACCACGCCCCGGACACCCTGGTGATCCGTGACGTCGATGACCGGCTCATCGGCCGGATGAAGGTGGAAGCGGAGCGTGTCGCCATTGACGCGTCCCGCGACGACTGAGAGGAGCTGCCATGGCGCTCAAGGGCTGGATCGGGGCCGCGTCGGGCCTGCCGTCACTGCTGGTGGACGGGCCGGCCAAGGTCACTGCGGATGATCGTCTGCTCGCCGTCGTCGGCCAGGGCCAGCACCTTGTGGCTGACGGCCTGGCCGCGCCCGGCGTCGAGGTCACCTACCGGGCGGGTGACGACACTGTGTCGCTCACCCGCCCTGTCGGGGACTGGTATGGGGTGCTGGTGGCCGGGGCTGACGGGCGCTCCGCCCCCGGCCTGGCCTACGAGCACAACGGTGACCCGCTGGACTGGGACTCGACGGCGTCACGCGTCGCCGGGGTCACCCGGTGGGCCATCCGTGACGAGCCCATGACCGGCACCGGCGTCGTCACCTGCACCCCGGCGACCGAGCCGTTCCTGTGGTGGGTACTCCAGTCGCACGCCCCGATCATGCTGATACCGACGATGCCGGTCCCGGGCGTCCCACCGAGGACCGTCATCGTCAACGGCGTCACCCGGAAGCGGGTCACGGGCGAGCTCATCGAGGTCACCATCAAATGGATCGAGCACGAGCCCCGCGCCGAGAACACGCCGCAGGGTGCCGTGCCCGTCACCACCTGGGGTGAATGGGCGGACTACGGCGAGGCACACCCGGACACTCCGGGCTGGCAGGCATGGTCCGCCCTCGAGGTCGCCAAGCGCGTGCAGGGGATGCCATGAGACCCGGCCCGTCCACTGAGGCCCTGGCCGGCCCCGTCGCCGTCGGAGCCAGGATCGACGTCCACCTAGGCGGCCGTGTCCTCGCCGTCGACGTCCCATGCGAGGACGTGCAGATCGACTGGGCGTCCGACCGTGTCGTCCCCGGGAAATTGACCTACACCTGCCCGTCAGGGTGGGTGCCCGAGTCGCCAGGGGCCGCCCTCAACAACTACGGGCAGCGGTCGCATGTCACCGCCCTGCTCGAGACCTGGGAGGGCCGCGACGAGGTCGACCTCGGATGGTGGCAGCACCAGTCCTGGGACGAGCAGGACAACGGGTCGGTCAAGGTCGAGGCGCTGGACCTGATGCAGCTCCTCGAGCAGGACCCGATGCCCTGGCCCTCGTCCCCGCCCCGCGGCGCGACAGCCCTGTCTGAGGCGCAGCGGCTCGCCGGAACCCTCCCGGTGGTGCTGGACCCTGGTGCCCCAAACCCGAGAGTGCACCCGAACACCCAGTGGGGTCACAGCAGGTCTGAGGCCATCCGGGACCTGTGCGTGGCGCGGGGACTCAACTACGCGGTGAAGGCCGATGGGTGCTTGCACCTGTGGGCACAGACCGACGGCTCCGAGCCGGTAGCCCGCTACAGCGGGCGTGACCTGCTCGTGGAGGCGCCCCGCAAGAGCGTGGAGCGCCGCCCGAACCGGTGGGTCGTCGTCGGCAGCCCACAGCAGGAGGACCAGCGGAAACCGGTCATCAAATGGACTGGCACCGCCGTATCAGCGTCCTGGCCCTACGAGCCCGCCGTCTACGGGTGGGTCACGGACCGGCGCGAATTCAATGCCGCGTCGTCGGCGGCCGCGGTCAGGAAGGCGGCCGGCACCTACATGCGGCACGCCCTGGAGGCCGCCTCCGAGCGGTCGGTGGCGATCGCCGCTGACCCGCGCCTGGAGGCCGGCGACGTGATCGCTGTCCACACCGACGGCGGGGAAATCATCGTCGGCAAGGTGACCGCCTACAGCCTGCCGGTGGACAAGCCCGGTGGGCACATGAGAGTCGACGTCGAGGAGCTCGCATGGTGAAGCCGAATCTCTGGCTCGACCGTAGGCCGTCCCCCAGGACGTCGACGGCGTCGCAGCAGGCGTCCTACGGCAGCGGCTCGCAGGCGGGCACGTGGGCCACTGGCCGTGTCCTCGACGTCATGGATGGCGGCATGGTGCGCGTCGAGCTGCCGGCCGATGACCCGGTGAGTGAGGTCGTCGCCCCGGCCGACGGCGGCGTGACCGCCATCGGCGCTGAGTGCGTCTGTCTACAGGACGGCACCGGCCGCGTCTACCAGGTGGTCTCACCGGCCGCCCTGCCTGAGGGCGGCCAGGCCCGGCCCACCGGGGTGACGGGGCAGATCGCCCTCGAGGCGGCCGGCACCAAGGCCGAGCTCGACGCCGCCAAGGCCGAGATCGACGCGGCGCAGAAGCGCCTGTCCGAGGAGGTCAAGACCGCGAAGGACGCCGCGAAGACGTCGAGCGAGGCGGCCGCCAACGCCCTGAAGCGGGCAGGCGACCGGGTGACCGTGGGGCCCCAAGGACCGGACTCGCCGGCGGACGGAGACCTGTGGGTCGTGGCCGGGGAGAATCACCAGGCCACCGGCGTCAAGGTGTGGTCCGCCGCCGCGAAGCAGTGGCAGGACTACCTGATGGTTGCTGGCCGTGTTCTCGTGCCCGGCAGCGTCGGGAGCGTGGAGATCGCCGACGGCGCGGTCAACGCGAGCAAGGTCGTCGCCTCGGAGGAGCTGTGGGCGAAGATCGCCGTGTTCGCAAAGGTCACGACGCAGATGCTCCAAGCCGGGCAGGCGAAGATCACGGGCGAGTTGCTGGCTGACACGATCCGCCTGTCTACGCGGATCGTGGCCGGTGACCCCTCCGGTGATGCGGCGATCATGGATCACACGGGCCTGCACGTGGTGAAGACGGTCGGCGGCCAGCCGACGGAAGTGGTCACGCTCGGTACCGCTGGGTCCGATTTCCTGTCGATCACCGGCACCGACGGGCTCGCCAAAGCCACGATCACCGGCGACGGCGAAGTCACAACACAGTCCCTCTCCGTCGCAGACCGCCTCACCTGGCGCGGCACCGACCTGGCCGACACCTTGGCCGCCCTGCCCCGTGGCGTGATCGCCTGGGGCGACTGCTGGTCGTGGGGCGCGAATGGCGCGCACATCGTGCGCTCGGTCGATTCGATGTATGAGATCGTCGTCGACCTGGAGGCTGGCCGCCTGTATCAGGTGGCGACGATGCTGACATGGTATGCGCAGAAGCAGAACGCCATGCTGGAAGCGCGGTTGCAATGCGCCCCGGTCGGGAACGGGGCGACGGATAATTTCGAGTTCCGGGTGCGCCTAGCCTCGGAGAACCGGAACCAACTTCAAACGTCACATGCAGTGTTCCAGCCGTTTACCGTGAGCACGTCGGGCACGTACCGGTTCCTGTTCCTAGCCGCCTCGGCCTATGGCAGCGAGGGCGTTGTTTTGACGAAGGAGGACGCGAGCCTCCCGACGCCCTATGTGCTGGTCAACGACCTGGGGCTGGCCCCGGAGAAGACCGTCCAGCCGAACCACACGGTGTCTCTTGGTGTCACGAAACCGGCGGAGCAGCCGAAGCCGAAGCAGAATTACGTCAAGACGTACCGGTCGAATTGGTGGCGCGCATATTCTAATGGCTCCCCCGATTCGTCGTGGCCTGACAATATGCCACAGGGCTCATACGGTTCTTGGACATACAATTCCTTGATTGGTTTCCCGAATATGACCGGGGACCTGGCTGGTGCGACCATCACGAATATGCGCGTCTATGCGTACGCGAAGCACTGGTATGGGCAGACCGGCGTCGCCAGCATCGGGTCCCACGGTTTCCAGTCCGCGCCAGGATCCTACTCCGGTGGCGGCAACCGCTGGTATGAGTCCGGCGGCTGGGGCCGTGGTGACGGCCGCTGGATCCAGATCCCCCGAGACCAGTGGAACAGCTGGAAGGGCGGCTATTTCCGCGGGATATCTTTCGAGACCAAGGGAAGCGCCTCCTACGGCTATTGGTCCCATGACCTGACTATTGAAGTCTCCTACACGAAGTGAGGAAATGGAATGCCTGAGACTCATTGGAAGGGTGTCACGATCCCGGCGGCCGGGGATGACCTGCTGTCTGCCTGGACTAGTGCTTTCGACACGGCTGGGATCGTTTTCCCGGCACAGTCCGTTGCGGCCGCCCGCGAGACCCTGAGCCGGGCTGAGGCTATCGGCCACGCACCGACGGCGGCGCACCCCGCCTACCTGGACGTCGGCGGGATCCTGTACCGCTCCGACGGCTCCAAGAATGGTGGCCGCTGGATTTTGCGCCCCGTCAATGAGGTGCAGGCCGTAGAGGCTAGCGTGGTCGTTGCAAATACCCTGAAGCTGGGCAATAACCAGTACTCGGGTGCGGCGCAGGTCGACCTTGGTGTGCGCCCTTATGACCGTATTGTTCAGGTCTCTTTCACGGTGTGGGGGCGCGTGAGCGCGGGAGATATTGACGCGACCGTGTTTCTCCTGGACCGCCCCTATAGGGCGCGCTTCCCCAATGACTCTACTGGCGCGTCCGTGACCGTGACCGGGGTGCGTGTTGTCCCGGCCGGTCAGGACCCAAAGATTCGCTGCGGTTTTACCGGAGCGTACGGGACAGGCGGAACATTCTCCATCACCGGAGATTCCTCCTATTCCACCCTGTTCGCACTAGCAAACCCGAGGAGCATGGCCTGATGGCAAATCCTGGATTCATGGACACGTCGGAGCGCGGACTCCGATTCGCCGCCGATACTGATTTCTATGCGCTGGCTGAGCGCGTTTCTGTCGAATTCGCCCGCCGCGACATCCTGCGTAATTGCAAGGAGGAGGTCGATAAGAGAATCGACGTCTATATGCAGTCCGTCTCGCCCGAGGCGAAGGACATCAAATCGCTCCAGAAGGACGCGATTGTCGGCCCCGGCGAGCAGATCATCGTCACCGGCAAGACCTACAAGAACATTTCCCGCGCCTGGCTGTCACCGTTCAAGGCCGGTCCGGTCAATTTCGCCGCGGGCTGGGAGGAGCAGCAGGGAGGCGTCCTGTGAGCGTCGGCAGTGTCACCGCTGAGATCGCCCGGCGTATCTGCGACGTCGAGCCCGTCGGCTACAGCCAGGGGGAGGATCGCCGCAGCTGGTTCGCCGCGGCGGACGCCCATGGGCGAGTCTCGTCGCCCCAGAGTGCCGACTGCTCCAGCCTGGCAGCCGGGTCGATCTCCTACGGTCTCCACCACACGTACGGCGTGCCGTGGGGACACAAGGCGCTGCTTGAGCCCAACGACTTCTGGACCGGGAACCTCCGGGCCGGCATGGAAGCCCGCGGGTTCGAGGAGGTCAACTGGCCGGACGAGAACCTGACGCCGGACGGCGGTTTCCAGATCGGCGACATCGTCCTGTCTGCTGGGAACGAAGGCGGCGTCGGCCACGTCATCGTCATCGTCGAGAACGGCTACGACCCGCTGGAGTCGGAGGCATGGATCGCCGAGACCGGCGACATCTATGGTGCCCCCGGCGACCAGACCGGCCAGGAGACCCGCACTGCCCGATACAGCGAGCACCCGTACACTCAGCGTGGCGCGTGGACGTCCTGCCACCGCTTCAGCGAGGGCAAGTTCTTCCAGCAGTGGCCCGAGTTCGCGAAGGGGAAGCCGGCCTCCAAGCCCGCCGCCCCTGCTGTCTCCTCGGCACCGGCGCACGCGCACGGCATTGACATCTCCAGTCACCAGGGCGGGCTCAATATCGCCGCAATCTGGGCTGATTTCGTCATCGTCAAGGTCACGGAAGGCACCGGCTACGAGAACCCGTTCTGGCGTGCCCAGGCGGAGGCAACACTGGCCGCCGGGAAGAGGCTGGGGCTCTACCTCTTCGCGAACGATGACGACCCGGCCGCCCAGGCCCGGTTCTTCCTCGACCGTGCCAAGGGCTACGCGGGGCGCGCGACTTTCTGGCTGGACTGGGAGGCTGACGCCCTCAACCTGGCCCCCTCGGACGCCCTCGTGATCCTCAACCAGATGGCCGCCGAGACCGGCTCCACGCCGGGCATCTACCTGAACGGGGCGGGCCTGGAGAGCGGCAACTGGTCCGCCGTCGCCGGCCGGTTCCCGCTGTGGTACGCGGGAGGCCCTGAGTACAGCAGCTACGGCCGCGCCTACAGTGACCCGCCCGTCCCGAGCGTCCCCTACTGGGGAAGTCCGTTGATGCACCAGTACACCGAGGACGGGTACCTGCCCGGCTACAACAGCCACCTTGACCTGAACCGTCTGCGTGACCGGGCAGCCTGGGATGCGATGAAGGGCGGCGGCCAGGTCGTCGCATCCGCCCCGGCAGCCTCTCCCGCGCCGACCGCCGTCGACGGGCAGAAGCGGCTCGACGAGGACGGGGAGATGGGGCCGGCCACCATCGCCCGCTTCCAGCAGGTGATGGGCACGCCAATTGATGGCGAGCTCGACGACGACGGCTCACCGGCGATCGAGGCGTTCCAGCGGTTCCTGAACTCCGCGATCGGCGCGGCGTCGCAGGAGCAGCTGAATGGCGAGCCGGCGCTCGACGTCGACGGCATCGCAGGGCCCGCCACCTGGAGATGCTTCCAGTTCCTCGTGCTGGCCTGGCACAAGGACTACGTGCCGGCCGACTGGTCATTCACCGACTGGATCGACGGTGACCCCGGCGAGGGCACCATCCGCGCTCTCCAGCGGGCGCTCAACAACTCCCGCGCCAACTCTGGCCGCCTCTGGTGACCACCGACCGAAAGGAAAACACGTGAAGGCTCTCATCTCTGACCCCTTCGTCACGACCGTCATCCTGGGCACCCTGTGGCCCCTCATTCAGGCGGCCCTGGACCGGCCGTGGTGGACGCGGGGACGCCGCGTCACCCTCGTTGTCGCCGCCGCCGTCGTCCTCACCGTGGGCGCCTGGGCGCTCAGCGCCTACCCGCTCCAGGTCGAGCTCCTGGCCGGGCAGATCGGCAAGTTCCTCGGCTTTGCATGGGTTGCCTATGAGGCCCTGTCTCGCATCAAGATCGGTGGCGTGAGCATCCTGGGCTGGGCTGGGATCATCACCCCCGGCGGTGAGACCAGGGACCACTACCAGCCCCGGCACGAGGCAGCCTAATGGGCATGGGCCGCCGACTCTGGTCGACGCTCCACGAGCCGCGGGCCATCTCAGCGATGATGGCGGCGACCTACACGCTCATAGCCGTGGCCGTCGCCCTCATCCTGGGCGCCCCGCGCATCCAGCCGTGGGACGTGACCGTGGGATGCCTCATGACCCTGTCCGGGTGCGCTATCGGCGCGCCGTCGGCGTGGCGGGGATGGTGGGGCGTTGAAGGCCCGTCGGCGGCCCTCGTCGCCCTCGGGCTCGTCGTGGTCGCCGTCGAGGACGCCGCACGCGCACTCACCAGCGATCACTGGCCCGGCTGGCCGCTATTCATCATCCTCGCTCTCCTCCTCATGATCGGTCAGCGGATGGTCCGCGTGTGGGGTCACACGTGGCAGCCGGGCTGCGAGCCTGACACACCGCTCCGTCAGGCCGAGATCAGCGCGACCGCAGCGAAAGCCCTCGAGGCCGACGCCGCAGCTCGCGCTTATGAGAGGGAGGACGACGAATGCAGAAAGCCGAGCTGATTGGCGCGATCATCACCAGTGGTCTCGGGTCTATCCTCGTCTCTCAGATCGCCGCCGCTGTGCGCACGCTGTGGCATGCCCGGCAGGGCAGGGAGACGGAGGTGCAGGCAGCGCGGCGGGAAGCGGCGCAGTGGGAGTGCGTCGCGCGCCGTACGCGTGCGATTGCTCTGGATCGTGGTGCCCCGCTTGGGGATTTGCCGCGTGGCCCAGGAGAGTCACCGATCGGTGATCTCGCTGACGACTAAGGGGAAGCGCCCCTCTCACCTAAGGGTGGGAGGGGCGCTTTTTCGTCGTTTCTGGGGGAAGCGGGGGAAGCGGGCAGGGGCTCACGCCCACTGCCCGCTTCCAGGTCACGCATACAGCCGGTGCACCAACGCCGCCACCTTGCCACCGAGCAGCCCGGCGCGGGCAAGCGCGTCCCGAGCTTCGCCAGCCAGCCCACCACGAATCGTCGTCGTCGCCCGACGCACGTCGACCGTCGCCGCCGGCACGCCCTCCCAGGTCACGGGCACGCGGCCCGGTGTGACCGCGTCCTCATCCAACTGGAAGCCAGCGTCCAGCAAGGCGGTCAGCACGCGACGCATCGCCTGCCCCTGCCGGCGAACGTGGCAGAGCACTTCCGTGATCGTGTACCGGGAAGTCGACTTGACGCCGCCGTCGAGGTCACGGGCGCCCAGCCCAGCGATCATCGTGAGGTGACCGTGACGCACGGTCTCACGGCAGTAGGTCTCACCGCCGGAGACAGTGAGAGTCCTGTCGCCGTCGATCCACTCCCAGCCGTCGGAAGTGGAGACCAGGGTGATGGGGGCAGTGTCGTCGCCGGTCACCTCACGGATGGCGGCGCACATACGCCCGGCCACCGACCGACCGTCAGGCGTGTTCTCACGGGTGAACTCGTAGGTGTTCATAGGGGTTTCCTTAGGGGTAGGGGATTCACGGGTTACTGGGGCGCCCAATTATACCGGAGGGCGGTGGGGGAAGCGGTCGAGGTTGGTCTAGTACAGCGTGGCAAGCGCGAGCTCCAGCATCGAAGCCGCGTCATCCGGGGAAGCGCCGGCCTCACCCCTGAGCTCGAGCTCGTGCTCATCGTCATCCTCGGGACGAACGCTCCACAGCACGGGGGCAGGCGTCGACACTGACGGGTGACCCCAGAACTCGACGTCGAGGATGTAGCCCTCAAACGTGAGGTAGTCGCCGTAGACCGTGACAATGTCGTGACCGTGCTCGTAGACCATGATGCGGGCGACGGCGTCGAGGGAGGTCAGGGC